CTCTCGGGACTTGTTATAGATACGGATTGTCCAGAAACCTTATAACTATCTGACAAAGATTGACTCAAAACCAATTTCTCGTTTGGAACATCACCGGAAAGGAGTTCAATTGCGCGCTCTTTCGCAAGCTCTTTTGGTGGCCCCGTATCACTGGAGGTTAGTACAACATCTAGGAGTTCTTTACAAACCTCCCTAACGTGGGGTGTATTATCTCTACGAACAACTTGGAGTCCCTTAATATCAATATAGTCCATATGCATCTGGTCATCTTTTCCCTTTGTCCACAATTTGGCAGCGTAACGTTTCTTTGAGTACAGGAAATAAGGCCAATACACCTTTTCCAATTCAAGATTGTTAGGCTTTTTGAAAAGAGCTGAGCACTCTTCGGCAGCTCTCTCACCAATCTCCCAGCTGTACTTAACAGCTTCTTCACCCTTACGGTCACCCACATCAAATTCAACCATGACTGAATCCGTGTCGCCATATCTCACTTTTGAACCTGGGAAGTTTTTCTCAACGTAATTCTTAGTCTCTTCAATCATTGCGCGACCCCTAAATGTTGTAGTAGACGCAATAGGTACACACGGAAGAATACCCTTACCAGCTCCTGTAAACCCGTAGACTGAGTTCATACTAATTTTGTAGGCCAACTGTTTACCATTATAGACCTCCTTCATATAACCTGTCGCAGCTGCCATATCCTTCTTAGCCTTTTTACGGAACTGCTTAAGCTCTAGAAGGATAGCCGGTAAGAGGCTAGGAACATCTTGCGCAAACTTGTAAGTCTTTACACCAATCTTGAACGTTTCATATTCAATACCAGGTATGTTGCCATAGTCCTTCTCATTCATGACATATGAGGAGTAACAGAGGTTGTGAGCCATCATGATACTCGGATACAGAGCCTCAAAATCTAGGGCAGTGATAGGTGTGTAATACGCACCCTTTTGGGCTTCCAGAACCGTTGCTCCCTCGTATTGTTCCTCAGGTAACTGTCCCCAGCGAATCGTTGGTACCATAAATCCCATTTCACGAGCCTTCTTTGTAAGTTGGGAGAATACCTTAATCTGCTGCCCCCGTTCTACGAGGAAGCAAAGTGGTACCCAGGTAGCTTTAGCCATCTCAATGAGATTGAGTAGGATACACATTTTCTTCATCAGTCTGTGTGGTAACAGTGTATCCTTGATACAGTACTCTGCAACTTCTCGTAGCTTCACGGGATCACCTTCTAGATACCGAGCAAACATTTCCTTTGGGGCCATGTCAATCTTTTGATCTCCAAGATAGAGCTTGGAAACTTCATTGAGTTTGTAACTGTCAAGTTTGTACCCCTTCTTTACCTCATGGAACAAATCAAAAATGAAACGACCACTCATTGGGAGGAGCTTCAGTACATTATCACCCAAAGCACTTGAACTCAACTTCTTGATGGAAATCTCACATGTCTGTGATTTCAATTTACCCATCTTGAAAAATTCAGGGTTACAACCAGTAATAAACGCCCTTGTATAAATGTAGTTAAGATCAAAACCAAAAATATTCCATCCAGTAATGATGTCTACATCTTTCTCGTGTATATACTTCTGAAATGCCTCGAGCATCTCCCTTTCCGTATCAAAACTAATAATAGTAGAACCTTCTAAGTTTGTATCAGTTTTCTTGTAGCAAAGGCACGTTTTATCGTAGGGTTCATCGTTACCAAATTTACACAAAGAAATAGCAATTTGGAAACACGCGTCACCTCTTACGTCTGGATCCGGGAATTTACCAGTAGAACTGTTACACTCAATATCAACCGATGCCACAACAAATGGAGCAATGTCATCGCGTGCGACGGGCTTTAGGGTTTTCCAGTCATTACAGAAAAGATCAATATTCACCTTGGCCAAGTGTGTGCGAACACAATTATCACCAGAGTTTAACCAACCAGTTGATTGGATACCTGTTCTATGCATCAAACGAAGTACGGGATCAATATTAGACTCAAAAACTTTGAATCTTTCAGTACCATAGGAGAATTGAATAGGATTCTTCAACATATAATCAACACGACGCCGGCTCGCTAAATTTTTGAAATCCAATTTCAGATAGGAAAATTCCTTATTATTTTGAAAACCCCAAACATCCTTAGACCTCATAATAGAATACGAAACCAGACAATTGGGACTCTTTTTGTCCAGAACTCGGTAGATTTCTTGGACTTTTTGTTGCGTGACATGTTCAGGAAGCTTGACGAAGAAGTATGGTGTAAACGCAGTTGTTACACAAATAGATTTACCATTCTCAGTCTTACCAAAAATACTCACTAAATGCTCCTCATCCGTGTCGACTGTTTCCCATGTGAGTGCTTGAAATTCAACACCCATCCCGATATGTATACATTGAGCTAAAATTTTAATATCGTTTACTAATAAATGTCAGCTGCTTTAATTGACCTCGTGTCGGTGGGTGTCCAGGACGTCTACATCACTGGTCAGCCCGAGGTGTCGTTTTTTAGACAAAATTATAAGAGGTATACCAACTTCGCAATCAAGCCAGAGAGGCTCGACTACATCGGTACTTTCGGTAGCGGTAATGAGGTTACCATTCCCATCAAGACCAAGGGTGATCTCTTGAGTTATGTGTGGATTGAGGCTGAGAACATCGGTGGCGTTGGTAACGCCGATACCGGTTTCTTCGACAAGGATGATTCCACCACCACTGAGTTCCAGCTTTGGATTGGTGGCCAAAAGGTTTCCCAGATTGATGCCCTCTACATCCAGGGTGTCCATAACCTTTTGTACAAGGATACTCAAGCCAAGGCTTCTTGTGCTTTGACCCTTGATGAGTGTCCCCAAAATGCGTTAGGTTCGTCTACTTCAGCGAACCATTACGTTCTCCCCTTTTTCTTCTCGGATGACTGGACCAAGTCTCTCCCACTAGTCGGATTACAATATCACGATGTGGAGATCAGGGTGAAGTGCAGGAATGGTACGTTTGCCCCCAGCAACGTCAAGGTATTTGGTACGTATGTGTACCTTGATACCCCCGAACGTGATTTCTTCGCCAACAATGAGCACGAGATTCTCTTCACCCAAACTCAACACCAACTCATGAGTGCCGCGGATACCGAGGTTGATCTTACCTACTTCAACCACCCAGTCAAGGCTGTCCACGTTGTTTCTTCGGAGGCTGATACCAACAAGTGGTCTACTAACTGGACTTTCGATACCGCCACTCTCTACATTAACGGTACACCTCTCTTTGAGAATATGTCCGCCGCCTTCCACCACAACGTTGTCCCAGAGATGCACTGCTCTGTTCTCCCCCACGATGCTCTCAGCACTGTATCCACCTTCACTTGGCCTTTCTGCATCACTATGAACAAGTCCCAGCCAACTGGAACCCTAAATTTCAGCCGAATTGATACTGCCAAGTTATCCCTCGCGGGTACTGGCACCAGGAACGGTAACATGGTTCGCGCGTACGCCGTAAATTACAATATTTTACGTGTAAAGAATGGTATGGGTGGTGTCGCTTTTGGAAACTAAAGTGCCTAAGTTAAAGTTTCAATAGTAAAATTTAAGTAAAATGGTGAAATCATCTTCACGTCCCCGAAAAGCGTCCAAGTTCACGATCGATCTTGGACCTGAAATTGATAAGGTTGTCAAGAAGAAACTCCAGACACGTGATCTAAAAATTAGAAAACAGAAAGTCATCATTTTGGGTCTCAAAAAGGAACGTGATGAACTCAGGACTCGTAACAGTGAGGTAAATGATTTGAAAATGAAGAAACAAAAAACGTACGTCTCCAATCTTCAAGTCATGGTAACTGACCTCACGAACAAGTTGAAAGAGGCGGAAAAAAGAGTCGTTACAGTGGAAAAGGAGATACAGGAATATAAGATTCAACGGGTAAATATAACCGATAAAACCGTTGATAACGCTTTTAAGCGTCTGCGGAAAGGTTTCAGTTTATATGGGATGCAGGCGGAAACGAAGCGAAGGATCAAACTCGCGGGGCGTTACAACGAAGCCCAAGAGCTCGATGAACGAAGGCGGAGAGTGCAGAAGAAATTATGTTAAATTTTTTAGACCCAAGGAGCGAAACGTTTCTTCTTACCCAACTTATAGAGTTTGCGAAGTACGTATATATAGAAAACGCCTAGAGGAGCTAGT